GAGTATTCTCACATCAATAATGGTCAGGATTTCTTTCAATATGAACCTGATGATTGGGATATAATGTTATCTAATCCACCTTTTACCAACAAGAGAAAGTATTTTGAAAGAGCATTATCATTCAATAAACCTTTTGCATTGATAATGACAAACACTTGGTTAAATGATTCAGCACCAAAACAACTATTCAAAGATAAGGACTTGCAGTTGCTTATGTTTGATAAGAGAATGAAATTTAATAGTCCTGATGGTAGATCAAATGATAAGATCACATTTAGTAGTAGTTACTATTGTTGGAACTTTTTACCTAAACAAATAATTATGGAGGAATTGGACATTGTTAAACCTAGTAAATCTAAAGCAAGATTACCAATTTAAAAATGGCCTTGAATTAAACCCAAAGTATGCTATACTATAGTTGATGGTGTTTTACTTACTATGAAAAAGGAATTTATTTGTGTTCAACCGAGATCGACTACAGCAAAACAGGATTTTGTTGAGTATATGAATGAACTACATTCTTGTGTGGTAAATAAACGTGAGGGTGGTATGTTAAGTCTATCATCAATATCAGGTAAATATGATTTTGAAATGTTTGAGAGTGGCAACGATCATTGGGAGGTTATCAAATGAAAGATCAAGCATCAGTGGGTAAGAATGAATCCCCTGCGGTAAAATATGATAGAGCATTAGCACTATTCACAGAGTCAGTTATGAAACCAGATCATGACTTGAGGGGCTGTGCACATAATCAAGGTTGCTATAATGAATTGTTAGAGATAAGAGAACACGTTTTAAAATATCTCAAGACACTAAAAGAAGTCACATATCATTATAATGCAGATGAGAGTGATGATATTGAAACAGCAAAGTTAGAAAATGAAAAAGCAGTTACTGATAATTTTTATGATGGGTGGAGAAAGTTTGAATTGATAGAAGATGAGTGATGTTCACTACAAAAAACATAGAGTCTTTCGTGAAACGGAAGATGTTATATTCTATGATATATCAGTAGAAGAATCTAATGCTTCAGATTTGGTGATACATAGCGGCCCTGCAATGTCACCACCAAATGATAGTGTAGGAGCAAAGCAATTTTATATTCATAGTTTCCAAGATGATTATAATCGTGTTGTATCAGGTGAGAGAACATTTGAGTTGGTGAATTATGATTGGAAGTATCCATATCATATCGTGAATCTAAATGTTCATAACGGAGCATTACTGATACCTCGTGGAACATATCATAGATCAGTATCAGGTCAATATGGTTCGATTGTAATTAATCAGGCTAAAAGATATGATGGATTTGATGCAAGTGCAGAGTTCATACCAGTATCGTGTGCAACTAATAAAAAGTTATATGATGCACTGGTGAAAGAAAAACCAGTAATCCATAAGTTCGGTGAGTAATTGTACATAGGCATAAATTTTTGTTAATAAAATGCGTTTTGTGTTGATTCTCTAACTAAATAGTAGTAGAATTAGGAAAAACAAGATGCACTAAAACCTTTTTGTTAATCTTATTTTTATACTGGAGAAATTTTTATGCACAACTTAGTATCATTTAACCAACTATCTGGTTCATACGAAGATGAACATGACGCACGATTAACCGAATACTATGAGTGCCTGATCGAATGTGATGACACGCAATCTGTATGCAAACGTATTTGTAAGGAGGTCTTACTGTAAAACTTAATATACACAATAAGCCCCTTGACTTTACAGGTCGGGGGTTTTATAATGGAATGAATATGAGTTCTGAATTATTACTGAGGATATACAAAACAGTTATCGTGAAAGAAACTGTTTATCCACCAACCCGAAAACATTATAATATTGCAACTTACGGATAATGAATTTATTAGTGACAGGAAGAATAACAGGGTCAATAATGATTATAGCGGCCTATTTTGTTGTTCTTCATGTATCAGTATTCTATGGTGCAATAATGCACTTTATTGCTGATATGATTTGTATGCCATTTTATATCAAACATAAACAGTATGATGTTGTAATTATGCTAGGATTCCTGATGACAATAGCACTTAGCAAAGTTACATTAATATTAGCATCATGATTCATGACTTACTCAAGAAGAAATTAGATAACATTGCAAAAGAATTAGGTGCAAAGGTAGATTATAGATCGTGTGAAGATGAATATAGTACTTGGAGAGAAATTATTATTGAATACGATCACGATCTTAAGAAGAAAGAATAGTATAAATACCTATATGAACAATAGAAAAGCTGCAAAAAAATTAATAAAACGTGCCAAGTGTTGCCCTGACTACTACAGCGAAGCAGAAGTCAAATATGCAAAAATGATTAAGAATCGTGAAAAACAGTTGACTAAGAGTGCAGACTAAGATAAAATAGCCATAGTCAAACAGAAAAATGAAAGTTTTACTTGCATCATTACTTGCATTAACACCTGTATCGGCTTCTGCTGAATATGTAGATAGTAGATCGGGTTATGCACATACTCAAAAATGCTACAGGTCAGAGTATAGAGAAGAGTATATTCCAGGCTCAGAGGATAATCCAGGCTATGTAAAGTCTTGGAAGGAGACAATAGAGTATCCTTGTAACACACCTGATAGAGGAACTCGGAGACAAGTTATCGAGAGACAGTATGAAGTTGATGACAACGATTGCACAGATGGAAAAGTTGCGGGTGCGATTTTAGGTGGTGGTATTGGAGCAGCCCTATCACAAGACGAGGGTAGATGGTGGGCAATCCCATTAGGAGTTGTAACTGGTAGTGCTATCGGTTGCGATATTGATGGTGGTTAATTGTAGCCTCTAAAGTGTAACCCTAGTGCGAGAACAAACAGGCCGAAATCTCAGTTGATCACGAGATCGTAAGACCTAGTTTTGTTCTCGCCCACCTAATAACTATGTTTAGATTTAAATGGTGGAATAACAACCACATACAAGCCCAACATACTATGGTTGGCGAAAAGATAGTTTACAGTATCAAAGAAGGTGCTGAACTATGGGAACAACTCTCATCACAAGAAATGAGTTGTCAAGTTGAATGTCACTCTACACAGGAACAAACACATGAATGAAGAAAGGAAAGTTGAAATTGACCCTAAAACAGGGCTCTGGAGACACCCACAACCAGTGAATCGAACTGAAGATATGATTGATAATTTTGTAGAAGATTGTGAACGAGAAGCAGCTAAACTAGAGATTACAGTAGATTATTATATTAAAGAATTTCTTTGACAATTCCTACCCTATCAGTTATACTGGTAGGGTATCTTACTACATATATTGTATAGTATTAAAAGTTATGGAAAAACTCTGGAGAATAGAAGAATTAACAACTGAGGGGTGGACACTCTTAGATGATAAAGCAGTTAAACTAACTAAAGAACAATGTGATGTTAAGTTAAATGAGTTCATGGCATCTGGTGTAAATGCTAGTAGAATGAGAGCAGTTCCTGATGTTGGTCAACCATATACAACACCTGACGTATAATGTATGAGCCTCAAGTAAATGATTATGTGAAGTGGGTAACTGAACTAGGTCAAGTGCATGAGGGGTGGGTATATTTTAAGACAGACTCAGTAGAGGAAAAGAGAGGTTGGAAAAAGCCATCTCGATATATTACTATTGAAATAGCAACTAAAGAAAGACCACAATGTGATCTATCAACATTTTTACATAAACGTATTCATGTTTGTCTATGTTGTTATGATTCAAATTGGCATGAGTTGACATTTATCAGGAGACGAGTTAGTAAACAAGATGACTCTAACCCTGATGAGATAAGTTATGGTGCATATAAGAAAATGTAGCCTCTAAAATGTTATCCTTATGTAATACACAGAATATTATGGAAAGACCATTACCAGAACTTCAAGAACTTAGAACTTTTTGGAGAAAACAGAATTTCGTTTTTAGTGCAGAACAACAGATCAGATATGATAGGTTGACCAAGCAACGTCAAGATCAAGTGAAATCATTTTATGAGAACAATCGTGTCTATAAAGCATGATTCCCTAAATACAATATAGGCAGTAATCGTAAAGATGAGAACATTTAAAGAATTTGTCACATTATGTGAGAAAGCATACGATAAAGAAATGGGTCAGACTATCAAAAAGATAGGAACTGGTGTAAAGGTGGGTGCAGAGAGAAAGAAAACTGCACCCGAAAGGAGAAGAATGAAAGCAGCTGGCGGTGGTAAAATGGTTCCAGCTAAAGAGTATAAAGCAAGAAAAGATATAGGTAAGCAGAGAAAAGCAGAAACTAGAGTTCAGCAACCAACTAAGGAAAGAGGTAGTGCAGCACTAGACCCAAGAGCAGCACAGAGAAAGGCTGCTATGGAGAGGAGAGCAAGAAAGGCTGGTGCTAAAACACCAACAGCATCACAGTTATTAGCAAAGAAAACAAAACCAAAAGTTTCCCCCGATTATAAACCACAGAAAGCAAGTGGATTAACTCGTGATGAGAGAAGAAAGATTAAGAGAGCAGGTCAAAGATTAGAAAATGATATGCAAAAAGGTAGAGAAAGACCAAGATCAGCATACGAGCCTGGAATGAGCATAGCAATGAGGAAGTAGTAGCCTTTAAAGTGTAACCCTATTGTAATCGTCTGTATGGCGGTTTAATACCTTTTATGGTATAATATTATTATTATAGTGAATTAATGTTTCAACTTCGTAATCATCAGAACACAGTTATTGATATTCTCAGCAAGAATAGAAAAGGTCAGGTCATAGTTCCCACAGGTGGTGGTAAGACTATGTGTATGATTGAAGATGCGAAGAAAGTATCAGGAACTATTGTTGTAGTTGCACCTCGCATACTATTAGCAGAGCAGTTATCAAGTGAGTTCTTAGAGATACTTGATAATGTATCTGTTATGCACGTTCATAGTGGAGAGACTACACACTTCTCATCTACAAAAGCAAGTGATGTGTATATGTGGGATTTGCATACTAGAGGAGACAAGATTATATTTACAACATATCATTCATTACACAGAATACAAGAGAGTCATATTCATATTGATACAATATATTTTGATGAAGCCCATAATGGTATTCAAAAGAACTTTATTGAAGCAGTTGAGTGGTTCTCAATATGTGCAAGTCGTTGTTACTTCTTCACAGCAACACCAAAACATTCTAACACACCTATGAAAGTTGGTATGAATGATTGGGATATATTTGGAGAAGTATTGATTAATGTTCCAGCCCCACAGTTAGTTAATGAAGGTCACATATTACCACCTAAAGTTATTATCAAAGATATTGATGTTGCTGACGATAGTAGATTTAGTTATGAGAAAGATTGCGATCATATCTTAGATACTATTGATGATATTGATGTTGATAAAGTATTAATTTGTGCAAGATCAACTAAACAAATAGTGAATCTAATTTCTCTATCTGATTTTGCTTATGGATTGACACAGCGTGAATATAATTGGTTATACATCACAGCAAAAACTGGTGCAGTTATCAATGGTAAGAAAGTAGATCGTGAAACATTTTTCAATACACTTAATACATGGGGTAAAGGTAGTGAAAGATTTGTAGTATTACATCATAGCATATTATCTGAAGGTATTAATGTATCAGGATTAGAAGCTGCATTGTTTCTTAGATCAATGGATTATGTGGGTATATCTCAAACTATTGGTAGAGTGATACGCAAAGGAGACGAGAGTAAGACTTATGGATTAGTTGTAGTTCCTTGTTATGATAAGGTAGGTATTACTACATCAAGAAAAGTCAATGCAGTTGTTGATACTGTATTCAAGCAAGGTCAGCCTGCTATTAGTGTGATAAAGAAATGACCAAAGATTTAGTTTTATTTGGAGATTGCAGAGAGACATTAAAAGAGTTTGATGAAACACCTCGTATGTGTATTACTTCCCCACCATACTATGGATTAAGAAACTATGGTGATGAAGAAGATCAAATTGGTATTGAACAATCACCAGAAGATTATGTGAATGAATTAGTTAAAGTATTCAGAGAAGTTAGAAACATACTAGCAGAAGATGGAACACTATGGGTAAACATAGGAGATAGTTATTACAACTATCGGCCAGGAAAAGGTCAAGGATTAGTGAAACAAAGTGTATCTAAAACTAATCAAGATTTGCCTAGTCAATGTAATCGTAGAGGTAACAAATTAGAAGGATATAAAGAGAAAGATTTAATCGGTATTCCTTGGCTTCTAGCATTTGCATTAAGGAAAGATGGTTGGTATTTACGTCAAGATATAATATGGAGTAAACCAAATCCAATGCCAGAAAGTGTACGAGATAGATGCACCAAATCACATGAGTATATCTTTTTGTTTAGTAAGAATCAAAACTATTATTTTGATGTTGATGCTATCAAAGAACCAACTGTAGATGGTAGAGGATTAAAGAGAAAGAAAAGTGTATGGAGTGTTAATACAAAACCATATAAAGATGCACATTTTGCAGTATTCCCAGAAGAACTAATTAAACCTTGCATACTAGCAGGGAGTGAGGAAGGAGATTTAATTCTTGACCCATTTATGGGGTCAGGAACTACAGCAGTTGCAGCCAAGTCTCTTAACAGAGATTATATTGGGTGTGAACTGAACCACGATTACGGTAAACTTATTATGAAAAGAATCTATGGATAAAGAAACAAAAGAACTAAGAGCAATCGCAAGATTTTATAAAGATACCAAGAGAGGATTTGCAACAGAAGATGGATACTATGCAATCCCATCTAAAGGTAAATCTTTGGGAATCGTTCATAATGGCGAGATACTTAAGTTTTGTAGGAATGAACAATCAGCAAGAAATTTTGTAGATAAGTTGAGAAAAAGACGGCCCCCTAAAGTGTAACCCTAGTGAATATACTAGAGAATTATGTCAGAGTTTGACACACAAGAGAATTTGTTATCATTACATTTTGGTAGAACATTCTGGTTAAATGAAGAGGGCGAATTTTGTTCCGCACCAACTTTTAAAAATGGAAAAACTCATTGGGAGCAATGGGATTATGTATCCGATTGGGATATGGAAGGAGTGGATTTTGATAAACTCTTTGATGTTCATAGAACTCTAGTTGAGTCAAGAATGTATGAACAAATTTATCAAGGAGCATAAAATGAAACAAGATTACACACACGAGTTTTATGTAACTCGCAAATGCACTAAGTATGAATATTTTACTGTTAGAGCAAACAGTATGGAAGAGGCCAAAGAGGAAGCAGAGTGTGGTTTCGATTACTATGATTTCGATTGGGAAGAAATGGATTATGAAACTGTAGAAATCAAAGAAGAAGAGATACCAGAGCAACAACTCACATTATCAGGAGTATTCTAATGGCATATTGTGAAATTTGTAAAAACTATGATAGTGAGCATACTGATGGCGAGCCTGATCTTATGAATGATCGTAAACACAGACCAGATTTAGAGTATCACTATAGTGCC